CTCGATTGAACAATCTACTAAACCACCAACGTCCTTAATAGAAAACACCTTCTCTAGATAAAAAATCATGAAAATGAAAGTTACCTTTATTAACTTTCTTGCACACTTAACCAAAACCATGATGATTGGGTTTTATCTCAGTATCAAAGTAAGCCTTATAATATGCATCGAATAATTTAGCAGCTTCAGCAGTGCACTTAATTAAAACATCATCACCAGCAACAAAAACACGAACATCATTATTTTTCATCCAAAATACATCATGATAACCTAACTCTTCAAAAATAAAACAAACATAACACAAAACTCGAAGACTATTACCTAATGTTGTTCTTGTTGCATGTCCAGAAAAAGTTGTACCTTTAAGTTTTGAACGCAAAATGGTCTTATTTTCACTTTTAATTATAACCTTTAAATCCATTTTTAATGCAGCTTTAATTAAACACTCTCTCTAGCGAGCAGTAACATACATTTTCGAAGTAGCAGCAGGGAAAAATACTTTACAAAAAAGATTATCAATTCGACTCATTATCTACCAATGTTAATGAGAATCAAAAGCTGAACCATCCATAGCTCGTGTTTCCACATGTACATCTTATTTCAAATAGTGAGTAAATTTATCACTATATCCATCTTCATTCAAAGCACTACAAACACTAGGAACAAACTATTTCAAAAATTTCAAAAGATTCTTGTTAAAAGTACAATGCATCAACATTAATCTTTTATTTGGGTTCATAATACAACGAGGTCTTGACTCAATCAAATGCTATCTCCCTTTCTTAGTCCTAGAAACAGGTTCAAAAGCAAACTCGTTGGATTTAGTAAATGCTTCATAGACATCAGCTTTATCGAAATCTTTCTTATAATGGAATTAATCATGGGCTTATTTATATACTCGCATCTTTGCTTAATTCCTATGCTCATTCATATATTCTTACATAGAAAACCATCTAAAATTCTTAGAATACTCAACAAATTTAGGCAAAATTTACTATTGAAACCAAAATCCTAACTTAGATGCACAACCGTTGCAAGGCATGTTTTATGCAGCAATCTAGCGTCCCAAATACCCTGATATATCATTTAAGATACTTCTTCGATATGAAATTAGAGTTTAAGGATCGTTCTTAGTTTAAGTGATGTTAGCACTAGATTTGAAGAATACATTTTTAGTCTTTTTCCAAAATTATTATTTAATTTTTCGATAAAAATTAATTCGTGCAGAAGCTTACAACCAATTATCTAAGTTAACTTTGTTTCCGAAAATATCAG